ACGCGTCTGCAATGTCCTGTGCCATTTGACGGGCGCGTGCAAGCAAGCCGGGAAACTTAGACTCGAGACCATTTCGTATACCATCAACAATGCCCACACCAATGTAATTGGTACTTCCGGGTTCCATTGCAGTTACTAAATCTTCCGATTTGGCGATTAGGTCTGTCTTTACCGCGGGGAAATCTTGATTAAAACCCGTACCTATGCCTGCACTTAATTCGGTGCCGATCGGAATAGTAGTATCCTTTACATTGGTTCCCACAGCTGTTGGCACAGCCGCTACATCAGTTTCAATAGTGCTCTTAACCGGAGGCCAACTAGCCATCCATCCGGTTCCCAGATCACCCGCCATGGTCTCGCCGACCGGAGCCAAGGCATCGGAAGTACTGGTTTGAACAGAACTTGCCAAACCCGTTAAATCCCCTGTCACGGTTGTTTCAAATCCGGAGAATTCCGACCCCCATCCGGTACCAAGACCAAGAGCCAGATCACCTCCTAAAGATTCCATGTTTGAAGTTTGAGGTGCGAGAGAAGAGGTCAAACCCCCCAAATCTCCTCCTATCATTTCACCAAACGTTGGGAACTCGGTTGACCATCCGGCGCCCAGGTCTGTCGCAAATTGCGCGCCGATAGGTTGCATGGTGCCAAAACTTGTATTTGCCAATCCCCCAGCGAGAGCTGCGCTTACTTCTGTTGCACCGGCTTCTGCGGCGGGCACGGCGTTTTGCCATCCGGCATTAAAATCTGCGGCGAGCTGCGACCCCGTGCCCTGAAGTTGCGCACCAGAACCATCAAACCAGCCACTGATAACACTCTTCATATCTCCAAAATCACCGGTAGTAATGCCAGTCCAAAATGCTCCTACAACCTGTTTACCCATGGCAGCCATGCTGCCAAGTAAGCTTGCAATGCCATCTATCAGTGCACCAATAATTTGTCCCGCGGCTGAATAAATCGCAGGAGCGTTTTGTACGATTCCATCAATAAGCGCCATAATTAAAACAATGCCGGCCTGGAGAATCGTTGGAGTTAACATAATTAAGGTGTTTGCTAAACCTGCTACTAGAGTAGACGCAGCTGAGATAATACCCGGCAATGCTTGCAATATTCCTGTTAGCAATGCCACAATTAACTGAGCTCCTAACGCCATAAGTAACGGCAAGTTGGCTAATATTATGTTAACCAATCCCAGTACAAGAGTTACAGCACTATTCACTAATGTGGGCAAGCTTGCGAGAATGCCCTGGACAAGCGTGATTATGAGTTGCACACCCGTTGTGAGCAACATTGGCAATAATGTGCCAATAGTATCCACAAGTGTGGTGACAATGCTGTCTGCTGAACCCACGAGCAAAGACAACCCAGTCACCAAGCCCTGTGCAAGCGCCATTAAGAGATTCAAGCCAACTGCCACAAGAGAAGGCAACGCTTGCAGTAGAGCAATAATAATCGCAGGTATGAGCGTACCTACCGCAGCCATTATGGTCGGCAATCCGGCAATCATGCCATTTACTAAGCCGCCGATCAGTTGCACGCCCGCTGAGAGCAGGGAGGGAAGTTGATTTACAATTGCTGTTACAAGTGTAGTAACGGCTGCCCACCCTAGCGGTATCAATGTCGATAGCTGTTGCCCAAGACCTGTGGCTAACGCCAAGATAAGCGCTGCACCACCCGCGATTAACTCAGGAGCTTGACTTATGATAATTTCTAATATTGACGCTATGGCGCCGCCTACTGAGCTTAGTAAAGTAGGTAAATTCTGGCCGAAACTCGTTACTAACGTCATTATCAGAGCAGTGCCCACTGCTGCCAGTTGGGGTAAGTTATTTGTAATGCCCTGTGCCAGCTGATTTATGACATTAGCTGCACCCGAAATAATTACCGGCGCTGCATCTATGAGTGTTTGACCAAAGGAGAGCCATATACCCGCAAATGCGGTAAGTAATCCAGGAGCTGCCGTTACAAGACTTGTGAGAACGCCTTCCAGCACCCCCGTTAGAAACATTCCTATCTTGGGCAACTTTGTTGCCATGCCCGTTAATATGCGAACGGTAAAATCAGTCGCCCACTGCGTAGCAGCCGGCAATGAAAGCGCAAGGCCTGCTGCAGCACTGGCTGCCATACCCTTAAAAATGCCTGTTAAATCCGATATAAGTGTTTTGCCTGCAGTTACAAAATCCACACCATCAAGGAGCGTATTTGAAAACTTTTGTACCGCATTACGAACTGGAGCTATCCATTTGTTGACTTTTTCGCCAAGCTCGGTTCCAATATCATCCAATCGAGGATCTTCGTATACGGCAAGGAATCCGTCCAATAGCGTACTTAGCACACCGGTTACTTCCTCCACTGCAGGACCAAGTATCCGTGGCAGTGTAAGTGTGAACACATCCGAGAAGGTTGATTTCAAACCGGATAGCGTACGAGCCATGCGTTCCGAAGCACCCCCAAAGTTTTCGTCAGCATATTTTGCAAAACTTTCAGCAAATTGTTGCCACGTGATCTTGCCCGATTCAAGGGCCTCATTGAAGTCTTTGTGATTTTCAATGTTGAGGCCAAGTTGCTCGCCGGTGTATTTCAAAACATCATTAAGTGGCAAACCCGCAAGAGCCAACTGACGAATGTCAAGAGCGGTTACTTTGCCCTCAAGCTGTATTTGAGCAAGATTATAAGCCATTCGCTGGATTTGCTCATTGCTAGCACCCAAGCCAGCGCCCATTGTCATCAAACCGCGAGTCAGGAGTGTCGACTGTTCTGCTGTACTGCCAAAAGCCATCATTAAACGGAACATGTTAGAAGTGGCTTCCATTGTATACGGCGACAGAATAGCAAACCTACCAAGATCGTGAATTAACTGCTGCGCTGCAATGTCAGCGGTATCCATTGCAGCACCAACATTCTCGAAACCGCCAGCCATATATAATTCGCGAGCCATTAATGACCCAAGAACTACTTCCAGATTTTGTACATACGAAACAGCATTAATAGCCTGAATACCCATGCGACCTATTGCCGCACCGATATCCTCAAAAAAGCGAGCAATAGTAACACCCATGGCAGTGTTCATCATGCCTTTGAGTGAGCGATCTAGACGATCGAATAAGCCGCTAGCTTTATCTTTACCAAGAATGGTCAGACTTAAAGTATATTCTGTCATTAAGTGGCTCGCTTCATTTCATTTACCCTGCTTTCGACGTCCATACATTCAAGGTGGCGCTGAATCGTTGACATATTTTGCTTCATTAATTCCGAAGGCGTGCAATGATATACGTCACGACACAGCAAAAGCATCAAGTAATCCATTGGGATGGGCACCCCCGACGTCCATAAGAAAGCTGTAGTCGCTTGTCGTAACGTCAGGGGCTTTCCGGTGCCATCCCGATCTACGTAGGGTTTGCTTCGGCGCTTAAAGCTTCCGAAATCGCCTGGATAAATTCTGGCAACTTGTTCATTGGCAGACTGCGTAAATCTCCTTCCACGATACCATGCTGAAGGATTTCCAAACGATCTGCGATCGGAAGTTTTTCGTTTGAGAGATCCATAATATCTCCCACCGTGTATAAAGACACGTCAACAACAAATCCTAATCCTTTCAGATCCATACCTTTTTCGACATCTTTTTTAGTGGCCATCTTTACATCCTATCTTACAGAGTTGACTTAGTGATCGAACCGCAGCTAATGCCAAGCTCGAACTGAATTGCGTCTGCGCTGTCTGCAGCGCCTTGCGGATAAATTGGTTTAGTTACACGACCAATTGAGGTCGTGAATACGAATGCACCTGCGCCGCTGCCCTTGGGGATCCACTTAGCATACAGCGGGGTGTTATTCTCGTAGGCAGCCATACCCATGGCGTACGCGTCAGATCCTGCTTCGGTGTACACAGCTTTGATGGTAATCTCGAGAAAACCGCGTTTACCTGATGTTACAATTGGAGTATCACCATCAACCGTAAAGAACTCGCTAGTAGCGCGTTCGCCACCGTCAACGGATACTGAATTGGCAAAGCCTGAAATATCCGTCCAAGTAGTGCCGTTAGCACTCAATGAGATTGTGGCATTTGCCCAGCTAAGGGCGTTAGTAGTTTGTGCCATTTAATGCCTCCTATAGGGCAATTACTGATTTAGTAATTGAGCCGCATTTAATTGTGAACTCAATCGGGATCGCATCAGCACTGTCAGCCGCACCTTGCGGGTAGACTGGTGCAGCGCACTGCCCTGCTGAGCTGGTAAATCGAAAATCACCGATCGCACCGCCTTTGGGACTCCAACGAATCATCAAAGGATCCTGTGCTTCATTTGCCTCATGCACCATAATATAGGGTGCGTTAGCTGCGTCTTCTGTGTAAACGCACTTAGTGGTGATTTCGATCAACCCACGCTTACCCGATGTTACGATAGGAATATCACCAGTTGCGGTGAAATATTCGCTTGTTGCTCGCTCTCCGCCATCAACGGAAATTGAGTTTGTAAACCCTGAGATGTCGATCCAGGTTGCCCCGGAATCGTCACTCAGCTCGATCTTGCAGTTCGCCCAACTCAGCGATCCTGTTGTTTGTGCCATCCGACACCTCCTCGATTGCTAAACCGTCCAGAAGAATCTGTGCGTCGTCTGGCGACATTTCAACAGTCTCACCTGGATTAATTGTTTTACCTGTGCTCAAAGAGCTCAATAATACACGGGCTCTGTAAAGCTGTTTCTTTTTAGGCATCTCTTGCCACCTCCACCGAGACCTTCACAGCCTCGATAATATAAGGTACGCCGTCTTCCAGGTAATGTTCTACGACGCTAGGTGCAGCATAGTTAATACTATCCCACACGCCTGTCACAACGCGATAATCGGAAAGTGTTTTGCACACAGCGTATTCCAAATCGTCCGCGAGATCCTCGGCCTTGTCAGGCGTCCATAAATTACCGTCTGATTGCAGTACCACGATTAAAATATCAAACACAAACCGCGTGAATTTACCCCGCACGGTTAGTGGAGGACGTTCCGCGGACATGCTACGTATATATACGCCGGGCGTAGGTCCTAAAACACTGGGCTGATAAGCTTTTACCTCACTTGCTTGCGTGCATTCGGTAGTAAGAATCTCAGCCAACTTCAAACGAATTTCTTTTCGACTTACGGCCATGGTAACCTCGCTACAGCGGCTCTGAAATTAAGAAACGCAAATTGTTTTACACGTTCATTAAGAGTACGCTTCATAAAAGCATGTGAGCCACCTCGAGCGTGTTCGTATATGCCGTATATTGATGGCTCGCGAAGTACTCCACGACTAGAATGCCACGCTTGGCCGGAACCGACGTAAATGCGTCCACCCATCTTATGGGAATTATAATCCCACGTAATGGCCTTTGCCAGTTGTCCCGTCCTTTTGTGTGTGATGCTTTGAGCATATATCGTGCCGGTTTTGAGTACGCCCGAAAGAAAATCGCGAAACATGCCACGGTATGTCTTACCGCTATTGGCCATGGCGATAGCTTGTTGAGCCCGATAGAACTGCGGCACATCTAACTTGATGTAAAACATTCCCTCGGCCATTATGCCATCTCCGTTAAAACCATTTCGTATAACGCTTCAGGCCCATCGTTCCAGATGCCGCAGCCCTTCAAAAGGAATTCACGATCATTCCATACGATAACATCACCAATGGCAACATCTTCAGAAGTTTCGCAATAACACCCGAACAATTTATACGGCTCCTGAATATTGTACCGTAATATAAGGTTGTGAAACTCATCCGTGTTCAAAGGATCAATCGGCGTTACTTTCAAAGACGCTAGATGAAGCACAGGCGCGGCCTGCTTTCCGGTCGAATCTGCCGCCGGGCGTCGTTTTGTGCTAACCGTATAACGCATCATGCGCTTCATTGAGCTGCTTATCATGAGTTCGCCTCGGAATATCCGTCAACCCGGTTTAATAGGGCCGAAAACGATTTTGCGGACAGGCCCGTTTGTTTACCCATCTCAGCGGCTCGTTTTGCGTAATGGAATGCAATGTCACTCAAAGCTTCTTTGCGTGGACCCACTGTTATGTCTACATATGTGCCCCAGATATTTGCGAGAGCTTTTAGAAACACGTACGTAGCAGCATCCAAATCATTGCCGGTTTCAGTAAGAATAGCAAGAATTTCGGCATCCGAGAAGTTTGAACCGTCAGGTTTAACTCCTGAATCTCTGGTAACGTCTCCAATGGCAAGCCGTACGCGAGATATGGCAGCATTAACCGCAAAATCGTATGTGAAACTCATTTTGACGCCTTCATACTGGTCTGCGATTTAGATTTGGGCTTGGGGGGCTCTGCGCATTTTACGCAAATACCCTGCCCCGCCAAAACGGCGTCTATGCTCGTTGCAAAAACAGCTTCATCTTTGGCAATAAGTTCGCCACACTTTGAGCACGTATTTCCGTACGGCATTTCAAATTTTGTCAGTTCCATAACATCCTCGACGTTCTCTCGGCGGGCAAAGGAGAGAACCAGAAATCCCGCCGAGAGAACAATACATTACGCAATTGTCGGATCAGTATATGCGCCGCTAGCAGCGAAATACGCGGCAGCACCGGCAATACGGTTCGCAATACCAACACCAAAGGTGAAGTACGCGATCGCCTCTTCCATCGGGAAGTTCTGCAAGCGTCCGACAAGGGACAGTCCCAGAGGATATCCTTCTTCGTAACGAACCATGAGAGGCGCGTTAGGATTGTTGAATCCTGCGGGTTTGAACATACCGGCGTAATTGGCTGGAAGGCGGTTGAAGGGTTTGATGAAAGCCCAAGTGCGATCCATTTCGAGAACGCCGATGTAATCCTCGGCCAGTTGAGCGCGTTTCTCAACGCCCATAGTCTGCAACCAAGAACGTTCCGGCTTAACATAACCGGTTACGCCGGCCCAGTCTGCGATATCCGTAGTCGGGATAAACAAATCGTACGGGGGCATGATCCCGTGCTCATACAAGGTCTCCGCCATGTTCTTTGCAGCGGCTAAACGACCAGCCGCATCATCAGTCTGACGGAAGTAATGGGTATGAGTGGATAGGAACGTACTGCCCTCGTGTGAGATCGGAACGTAATTTGCATCGGCGGTGCCGCCATCAGCAAATGGCATTGAGCGACCTGAAGAGCCCACGGCATCGTAGGTACTTTTGAACATACGAGTCAAGAGAGCCTTGTCCCAGGTATTGCGGGCACGTTCGAGTAGACGTCGAATATCGCGATCCAGATGTGCCAAACGAGCCCGGCGAAGACCGAGATAGGTCCAACCAAGTGAGCCGCCGTAGTCTTTCATGGGAATCATATGACCGGTACTTTCGGCGAGAATCGGATCGGGATTGGCATACTCTGAGATTTCTCTGAGAGCTGCGGAGTCACCGCCAGAGTCATATTCAAGGGTCATTTCGGGGGAGATTTGCAAATAATTTGCCAAATAACCCGAACGTAATGAACCGTTAAACAGTGATAGGGCGGCAGCAAAACGCATTACTGCGTTGTCGAAAGTGGTTCCATCTTTCAGCTGCCACTTTTTCATTTCAGTCAGATCCCAGTAGCCTGGCATCCGAATGAGGTGTTTTACATCAGCAAGTCCAATAGTTGTCATTTTATCACCTCATTACGCCGGAATTGTACGGCCGGGCTGGACCATCAAAATGCTATCGGGCAAACCAACACCCGCAACACATGACTTTGTGCCAGTAGCATCGGCAAGAGCCCCCGCTGTATCTGACACATAAATCAGGTCTCCTGCATCAACAGCGAAACCTGCGACTGGTCCGTACATAACTACGGACAATACTTCGCCGGCACCAGCTCCAGTGGTTTGTCCACTCGAACCGATGGCGACAACGATACCTGCGAGAAGCGCAGAAGCGACCGCGGTCCCGACCGTCAACCATGCTTTGCCGTCACTCGCCTTAATATAAACAGCTTCGCCAACATCAATTGCCTCGCCTGATGTTAGCTGACGGATAATGCACTGATTGGCATTGGCAGGCCGCACATTTGCACTTGTTTTAACAATATCTGCCATCTAAAAACTCCTTCTAATGTGACATGATTCCGAAATCACGAGCAATGTCATCCATATTGAGAGCCGAAAGCGCATCAGTTGCACCTTTTGCTTCGGAATTAATGTTCGGTGACGCCGGCTTATTCAGGAGGTAAGGGCGAAGTTTTACAACATCCTTTATGATATCTGTGACATCTTCGTCAGCGGCATCTTCGGGCAATTTACTAAGTTGATCTTGCGCAAACGCAAAGGCATCTCGTGCTGCGGTCTGATTTATGAAAGGAATTTTCGCCTTCGTAGCTGCGAGATCAAACATATCCCGAAGCGTGAATGTGCGCAACTTTTCATTTGCAGCATTTAATTGACCTTGCAACTCAGTAAGTTGTGTCGTCACTTCGTTTTCATTCGTGCCGGTACTCGCCAATCGAGCCTTCAGTTCAGCAATCTCTTTACGCCTGCTGGCCGATTCACGGTTAACGTCACGAATCTTTCGATTGGCTTCCTCCAACTTAGCCAATGCGGAAGGGAGATCCATCTCTGGTTCGGCTTCTTCGCCCACGTTTCCATCCTGCAACGTTTCCTCGGCGGACTCTTCACGAGTCTCTTCTTCAGTGTCAATCTCTTGACTATTCTTGCCCATCATTCACTCCTTTATTTGTGGATATATTTTGTGCAGTTATTGTTGCCGCTGCAGGAGCAGTACGTTCCTCGACCGGCGTTTTTTCTGCCTCTTTAACTTGGGATTCCCAACTGGTAACTTTATCTTGACTATACCCAAGCTCAGTCCATAATTGCGGTAAAGGCACACCCAGATTCTTTTTGAGCATCAATTCTTCCAGACGCTCCATAAGACTTTGTGCACTCTTCCATATAGGTTTAACTACAACGGAGTCATCATATAAAACACTTCCTGCTCCGAACGTGCTCGCTAAACGCATCGACAATTTTATCGCCTGTTTCATTGCGTTACTAAAAAGCTTCTGACGATTTTCAACTTTGGCAATCAGGGGTTCCTCTTGCTGTTTTAATGTTTCATCGCTGGCGATCAATTTAGTGGTAATAAATCGCGAAACAGGTGTATCGGTGACGAGAGCAATCCAAAGAATTAACTGCTGAACAAGGTCAGTAATTGGTGTCAAACTGGCCGGTTCGATGGCCTTAAACTCTGCTTCGGATTTTGACTTCGTAGTACCAATGATTGACCCCGGCTGTATATCTAATGCATTGCTCCCGTCAGATTTCAGATCTAATCCATCAGTTGTTGGAATAAAACCTAATGCCACGAGCACACGGTATGCTGTTTGGTCTTCTGTTGACAAGAGATCTACTACGACCTTATTTGCCGCATCTTGTAAAGGTATCGCATCGGCTGCTTCGGGCATTAGGTCTTTATTATAAAACGGTATAACTGCAATGCCTAATGGATTGCCACCAGAATCTACCCACGGGATTGGCCAGGAAGTATCACCCTCGTCTTTAAACGAGGCCCAATCACCCCCGCCACCCGTACGAGCCCATTTCTCAATTCGCTCAGGAAAATACATTGTCTTGCGTTGGATATATTGCCCGTTAATTAACTCAGTCCAATATTTTACGCCTACAATAGGGTCTAAATTTGGATCGCCCTGCGGGTACTTAATCGTACATCCAAGACCATCGCCGCCGGCTTCAACCGCGGTATACTGCTGTTGGGGAAGCCATCGCGGGTACAATTTACCTTCTGGCCAGTCAATGATCACGTAATGCGCACCATCACGTAAAGTACATTCAAAAATATCTGTCTGTAAAGCATCCAGGTTGTTCTGCTCCCAGAGCGCCGTGATCCACCTTATTACATCATCATTATCAGAGTCGAACCCGACGATATCCAACTTTTCTACGATGGTACGAATTACAGTACGAACAATATTTAGCCGAAATTCAAACCCGCTAAAATCTTTCCCAACAAACTGCTTTAACCGATCAGTAAGCTGCACATCTTGTTCACCCGAATGATACTTACGTGCAGCAACGATCTGCCGGGTAAGAACTGTTTCAGATTCCGATAGGGCTTCTAAGTATGCCAGGTCTACGGCGTTTGCCATATATCTCCTCTTGTTCGATATAACGATACGAGAAACTAATTGCGGGCTTTATGACAGCGCCCACAACCGCCAATGCAAAAGCAACCGCGCAGTCATCGGGATCATGTTCTGGCGCACGTAGAGTCGCGCCCTCGATACTTGCCAACTGCGTTTTTGTTTCGTCGTCATGAATTATTACCGATGCGTTTCGCAACTCCTCCACTAAGGTATCGTACATGATTGACTTACCACGAGAACTGGACATCCAACCAAAATTTCCATCAAGGCCCTTCATTAAACGTATTCGCATTGCAGGATCGTCGTTCATTAATGCAATGACAACATGCCCGTGATTATTACGTTCAACCAAAACTCTGGCACCATTATACCAGTTACTCAATGCTATGCCATAACCCGTCAATACCTCAGGTTCTATTTTTCCGGCTAAAACGGCGCACTGTTCCAGTGTTCTTAGATTGACAACGCTTATTACGGAATCATCGCTGTGGGGATTTCCTTCCGCAGGATCCACACCTATGACATACTCCTGCGTATATTCTGGCTCACGAAAAACCCGCATTCCCGGCAACGAAAGACCAGGATTCTCAATCCCAGGAATAACATCAATACATTTGGCTAACCACGCGTATGGAATACGTCTATCCAGTGTCGGAGGCATAAGAGCTTCTTCCTCCGTGGCCGGGTACTGCTGATACAAGTCATCTAACGCGCCTGTTCGACTCAAAATATCCTTACGTTGTCGATCATACCATTCTTCGTCACGACCTGGTCGCGTATACCAAGGAAGGAAAACTGCATTCCAACCATTGGCGCCTTGCCGAGCGCCACGATATATTCTCTTGAACTCACTGTTCGGAACAGTTTTATCAGCACGACTCAACAAGACCATACTTCCGCCACCATCAATGGTGGGTTTAACAGCATTCATTAAGCGGTTGAGATCCGGAACCAAATCAGCCTCGTCCACAAAAGCAAAACCAGCTGTGTAGGAGTCGCCAGCAGTGGTCGGAAATCCGTACGCCACAGACCCATTACTTAAAATCCACTCATGCGAAGAGTCTGTTACAACTTGTCGCGATTTCATCCACTTCGGTAATCGATTATAAATGCCACGAAGACGTTGTTGTCCCAGCAAATAAATGGCTTCTGTCTCACGACGCGAAAACAACAACGCCGTAAATACTGGGCGGTACAACATTCTCCATAAAATGTAACAAAGTATTAACCAAGTCATGCCCAGCTGACGTGCTTTCAAAATTACATTTAACGGATGCTTTTCCAGATCCTCAAGAACACTTACCTGAGCCGGCCATAATATAAAGGGAATCCATTCGCCCGACGTAGCATCGTAAATCTTGCAATAGTTATACACAAAATATACGCAAGATGCGCTACACTTTAACCACTCCTCACGAGTTACCGTCGGAGCTTGAGGTTGCGTCGATAATAACGGCGTCTCCACGAATTTGCTTCTCCCATTTACTTACATCTTCTTCAGCCTTACGCAAATCATCCGCCGTGTAAGGTTCAATATGACCCACACCCACTAAATGAGTGCCTGGTAAGCCTCCCCGATCTAAGATCTCCTTTGCTGCCGAAACCGCTAAACGGGGGTTTTTTAAGTTTTCTACCAACGCTTGTGCGGCAGCTTCAGTGCTCCGCAATAAGAGCTCCCGTGCTTTGTCAACATAAGCAAAATTTTCGCCTGCAGTATATAAGTCAAACGCATCTGCGCGCTCGCGCCATTGCCAACGACGTGCAATCGCAGACCACTCTTTTGTGATGTTAATGTATCCCTTAGCGCTTTTCTTCTCTTCGGCCTTCTCCGGCTTTTCGGTTTCTAGCCACTTCACATATGCTCGAGTAAGATTGCGACTCGGTCCTAGAGGCAAATAATATGACATAAATCTTCGATACCAAAGATCTGACTCCTCTTCTCGCTGGAGCCATACTATCTCGACGTTATCCCTGCTCATTATATTGCCCATGTGTTTCCTTATCTTAATATTACTCGATATTGGTCTAAAAAAGCCAATATATCCCCGCTTATCTTGATCCAAAGTCCCCGAAAAGATCCTTGTGATTCTGACAAAAACTGCTTATAATTTTATTATCATTACCAGAGTAAACAAGGAGACGCTATGAACATCGAAAAAGAAACAGAAATTCTCGAAATGTACGATAATGGAGTGCGGGTAACCGCAATCGCAGAAGAAATGGGGCTTTCAGCCACCGCAATACGAAATATACTCAAAAAACATGACCGAACAACCGCCCCAAAACATGCCTTCCGTGATGAAGACGCAATAATCGAACAATATGTACACGGAGCACCAATAAAGGCAATTCTGTCGGAACACGATTTAACATATTCCATGCTTTACGGTATATTAGCAAAACACAAAGTAGCCTCAAGAAAAATCATTTTCAAAGACTCTCGTCAGCAACGACTTGACATCGCCGTTGAAATGTATCAAGACGGGCACACTTTGTGGCAAATTGCCAACGAAACTGGCATCGCACAGCCCACCCTGCACGCGGAACTGCACAAACGCGGCATGCAACTGCGCAGGGATTTCACACGGGCTGGGTTACAGTCGATTCCTTCGGATTCCGACTAAAGGTCCCCCCTACTTCGTTCGTTCGTTCACCATATGGAGGTTCAATGTCTAAACTCAAACTGTCTAAGGTAAGCCCTCTGGTACTTGTCATCGCGGTTGTATCGGGCTATTTGCTTTGTCAAATTATCGCCGACGTAACCGCTGTCAAGGTTGTGGCGCTCTGGGGTTTTACGGTCCCCGCGGCCACATTTATTTACGCCCTGTCCTTTACCATGAGGGATCTCGCACACAAGCAACTCGGTAAACAAGCTACGGTGATTCTAATCTGGGCTGCAGCAATCGTTAACGTGCTGATGGCGCTATATTTCGTGCTGACCATAAAATTGCCTGCGTCACCATTTTGGGGTCTTCAAGAAGCCTATGCTAACGTACTGGGAATTGTGCCAAGAATCGTAGCAGCATCTATCGTGGCAGAACTTGTTTCCCAACTCCTCGATACCGAAGTCTACCAACGCGTGTGGGATCGCTTCCCTAAGGCGCCGCAGATTTTTCGGGTCCTTGCATCCAACAGCGTTGCGGGTCCTATTGACTCGCTAATCTTTATTTTCGTTGCGTTCGGCGGCACTATGCCGGTCGCAGTGCTTTGGCAACTCGTTCTCGGTCAAACACTCTTTAAGTGGGCACTTGCAGTTATTTCAATGCCGATGATTTATCTGATTCCTGAGCGTACAGATGCAGATGCAGTTACGGGCGTGGATTGTATCGGCAAATAAGTAAACTGCGTGCTCGCAGATCCTCGTCGTCACATTGCGGTGTAGTCGCGTAACCCATGTGACGGGGCAAATTGACCGGACGTACGAAAGTTGCGCGTCCGGTTTTTTGTTTCTCTCCTTGCTGCCCTGGTTCTTAAGGTTTTGGATCCATGGGCAAAAAAGCGCCTCTTCATGAATTGTAACCTGACCGGGCACGCAACTGAAAAACTGCGTCAAAATGCTAGTGCTTTTATTTTTTTTGGCATTATAATAATGGCATAATACAAAATAAAAAAAGAAAGGAGTTGAAAATGAAAAAGTTAGTAAACAAAAGTCAAATTGAAAATCAAAATAGTGAAAAAGAAATGGAGAAAGAAATGAGTAAAATGTTGAGTATCAAAGAAGTTTGTAATGAGTTTGGATTGAGTGAAGTTTATGTTAGAAGAATGATTTTGAAGGGTAAGTTGCAAAGTGAAAAAGTTTTGATTGCAGCGAATACTTACAAACATATGATCGCAATTGAAGAAGTCGAACGATGGCGCAAAGCTTCGCAAGGCAAAGGTAGTCGAAGAGGCGATGGTAGGAATAAGTTTACGCTTTATGCAACGCCCGAAGAAATCGCCCAAATCCAAAAGCTTGTTGGCGAAGCCAAAATTGAATCACAAATTGTGAGATCAAACGCAAAGAAGGTAAATATGAGCGACGCAAAATAAAATAAAATAAAAGCGAAAACAACCGAATAAAAACCGAATAAGATAGATCGCCTAAGGGGAAGGCGATCTATCTCTTTGCCTTTTTTGGTCCCATTTCAAAGCCATATGAGTTTGCCGCCCTCCGGGCAAAGTTGGACGGACGCCCGAGGCCGGGCGACTCGCAGGCACTCAGGCGAGGCGCAGACACTCAGGCGACTCGCGTGGTAGGTACGCCGCAGGCGACCCGCCAATACTCGGGCAGGCGATACGCATGAGGGGAGGGGGCGACTCGCGGGCACTCAGGCGACTCGCCCAAAGGGGGGTGGCGACTCGCAGGTGCCGGGGCGACTCACGTGGGGGTTCTAAGTGAGGCTCGCGGGGTTCCTAAGTGCTACCTTGTAAAAACCGGGTATCCTGTGTTATAATTATTATAAAGATGGAGCCCAAGTAAAAAATAAAAAATGATCCGGGCTCCACAAAAGAAAAGGAGATGTAGCATGTGCAACAAAAAGATAGCCCCCGAGAAACGATCGATCGCGTGGCGAAACAATCTCAAGCGGTACGCTCTTGAAAGGGGAGTGAATCCGGCGCTCCTACAGGAGTACATCGATGAGATCGAATGGCAAGATGGCGTGGAGTACTGGCGCATATTCAAGACCGCGGCGGAGTTCCTAGAAGATGTCTTGGCGTGGATCGAAGTAGTGAACGATGGCGTCGAGCTAGTGTATGACGAGGAGGAGATGCTAGCATGATTCCCCGCGCCCCCTCCAGAATCTTCCCCTTAAACCACCCGGTACAGCGACCCCCCCAACGCCTGGTCCTGTTGTCCTTCGACGACTATCGCGTGCTCCCCATTGACCACCGGTCCTCCGAGCTCCAGATTAGCCGCCCCGGCGAATACCTTGCCGTGGAGATAGACCCCTACGAACTCTACGGGCACCTGATCGACCACCTCAAGCTCCCCAGCAAGATGATCAAGCGCTATCGCAAAATGTTCAACCGGCTGGACGCCGAAATCGAACTGGAGGTGCGCGCCTACGCCGAAGAATAACCGCCAACAAACCTAGCCCCCGCTGCCAGAAAACCGCTGGCGCGGGGTTTTTTCTCCCCCGAAGTGGCGACCCGCCGCCCCACGGGCGACTCGCGTTCAGTTGAGGGCGACTCGCGTGTCCAAGGGAACACGGGCGACTCGCACGAGAGTTGGGCGAGGCGCACAAACTTGGCGACTCGCGTACGCCGCAGGCGAGTCGCGGGGGAACAGGCGAGCCGCAAAAGCGCGGGCGGAGTGTCTCACACCCGGGATGCTTGTCGATTCTGGCGACTCGCGTAGCCCGTTGGCGAGGCACTGTGCGGGAGGACACCGCCATCTCCGGGCGATCCGCGCGGAAGCATTTTAACCAGCGATCAATAAGTCCTTGGCCCCTATTCGGGCAAGGTGACTCCCTCTCCCCCTCCACCGTCCATGCAACCCCGCCACCCCCTCTCACCCTCACCCCACTCCCCTCACCGCCCTCCCCTGACCCTTTCTAATGATAATAAATAATAATAATAAATATAGATAACGAACCACATTATTTTTATATGAATAATCTTAAATCAAATGCGAAGAATATCTATTATTTACTTTATATATTTACACGCATGCACAATTTGAAAGTGCGTTTCACGAATAAAATATTTTTATGGTTTATTATCAACAATGACCCCCCCACCCCCCAAGAGGTCCCAAGTGATACCTTGTGAAAATAACGGTTATCCGTTATAATTTATTCATAAATCAAACCAGAGTTAGTCGATCTCGACCGACTCCGAGAAACATAAGGAGACCGTAACATGACCAAGACAGAATCACTCGAACACACCACAAGCCGGTCTCGGTCTCGGTCTCGGTCTCTTGAGCAGGTCACCGTACATTACGTCTCGCACCGCGTAACGTACGGGAACGTGAGCAAGAGCACACGGCCTCACCGGCGGCAAAGCCGGATAGTCAAAGGAGACGAAATGACTAAGAAAAATGAAAGCACCAAAACCGTATTGACCCTCAAAGAAGTTGTTGAGATGTCTGGACTGAGTCCGGTATATGTTCGCCGCGCGATCCTGACCGGAAAACTCGCGAGCACGAAAGTACCTGTTGGAGACACTGCTGTTCTCCGTCACGAAATCGCCGTAGCAGACTTCGAAGCATGGCGCGCTGGCACCGGCACTCGTGGTCGTCGTTCAGACGGACGTGCCAAGTACACACTGTACGGCACTCCTGAAGAAGTGGCCGCAATCGAAGAGATCTTACAGGCTCACGAATTCACAACTCCGCTGAAGAAAGCCCCGGTCTACAAATCAAAGAAAGCCCAGGTCGAGGCTGCCGTCGAAGTGGAGCAGTAGGATGCGGTGTCGCATCTACAAGCGCAAATCCAGGAGATTCAGACTCCGGCTCAAAATAAGATTATGGGGCAAGCCCTGAGTCTGATCGCACACACACACACACACGCACACATCAGGAGCTGGGTCCACAAGACTCAGCTCCGGGAGGAGACGAAATGAGCGCAAAAATACGCAGCAAGGAGAATAGCATGAACACAAAAGAGCAGGAGCCCGGGCACGCTAAAAACCAAGCGGAGCCTACGCCCAAACCCGCCTGTGAGCCGCGTTGCCCCCAGTGCGGCAACAAAGATGATGTTGAAACAATTAACTGGTGGCCGCATTTAATGGACCCCGATGACGAAGTTGCGTACTCAGATATGGTGCAACAGTTCTATTGCCCCGAGTGCGAACACTCGTGGCTTGGGTCAGAGCCGGAGCCGGAGCCGGAACCGCGACCGACCGCACTCGGAGCAGTGGCCATACTGTCGGTGGCTTTGATGCTGGCCCTGCTGATTTTAGCCGCGGCAATAGTAATCATTTACGACGTCGATGTTACCCTCTACGAGGACTTCTCGTTCGTCCTCAAGGCCGGGCCGAGATGGTGGTAGAGATGAAATGTAAACATTGCGGCGCCGAGATTGAATTCAGGTACGTCGATTACTGCAACGCCCGTCTGCGGGAACGCCAGGAATGTTCCCGGTGTAACCACTTCGTTGAGATCGTCGAAAGCGATCCAGACAATACTCTCATCATAGGGGGCGAAATGTACAGCGTCGGAGAGGAAGCCTCTACATCCATGACGCGGGGATTTGCTGGAGCCGAATTCTATTTTAAGTTCGTGGATAGCGACACCGCTTACGCCAGCACCAACATGTGGCATCGCGGAACAATCCCGGACACTCTTCGGCCTCAGATGCCGGACAACGCAGTCTGGTTGAACCCAAAGAGGGACCGATCACTCGTGTCGTTTGAGACCCTACATTAGAAAGGAACAATACGAACATGAACATGAACATGAACACGGACGTTTCGCCCGAAATCAGCCGCGAAGATCGGCACATTGCCAAAGCCTTTCACGAAGGGATAGAAAAGTACTGCCCGCGATGCGGCAGCTCAGTTATTACGCTGGCCAAGTTCAGTTGCAAAGATGTTAAGGGCGTCTCCTCTTTTAAGGCGGGCCGAATTGAATACGCTTGCCACTGGTGCGATAACAAGTGGGCAGAACGTGTGCTTGTAGATAAGGAGGTATTCGATGCAGGTCTATCGTGTCAGATGCAATAATCGGTACGGCAACACGTGCGTAAAAGCCGTAGCCGTGACCACAAATCAATCAGGTGATGCAATGGTCGTAGTGCGGGCACTTCACGGCGAGCCTTGGACAACCGCTGGGGGGCGAGAGACGAACATGACAATAGTTCGCCCGGAAGATCTCCGCGGATTTCAATCCGCCGGGGCAGGGGGTGAATAGATGTCCAAATCTGAAGCCGCATTCGAACGCCCGGTGACACACATAATCGTAACAATTGAAATCCGGCGCGACAGAACAGTTGTCAAGCAAAAGGCCCACGCGGTCGTGGAAGATATTGAACCCGAGTGCGTCGATGCCGACTGGCTAGCACAATACAAGATTGCATCCGCCACTTGCGAGGCCATTGCCGACCTCCTCTGGGAAGGTCCCCTCGAATAATCGACTGACCCCCCCCAGGCGGTGTGAAA